GAGAGGACTACATGATGTCTGGGCCAGTTGGTCTAGTCAATGCTCAGATGCAGGTAGACTGTTGGGCGACGACGGCCGAGGCGTCGACTCTGCTAGGCCGCGCGGTGCACGACGCTCTCAACGGATACAAGGGCGGTGTGCTGCCTGTCAGCTCTAACTCCCCTGAGGAGACCATAACGGTGCGCGGCATCTTCCTGAGCAGTGGACGCGAGATCTATGACAACGTTTCCCTGATGTACAGAGTCAGCAGGGACTACTTCCTCTGGTACGCGGCTAGATAGATGGCACGGGACACTGGACTATTCAAGCTTGAGGGACTCAGCGACTGCCTTGACGCTCTCGATGAGCTGCCCAAGGCTACGAGCAAGAACGTCCTGAAGCGTGCGCTCATTGACTCGGCGCAGCAGATGCTCGAGGACGCCAGACAGCTCGCCGAGCCGCACATAAGGACGGGCACTCTGTACGGCTCTATCAACATAGGCACCAAGTTGTCGCGGTCGCAGGCCGGCTCCGTGAAGGAGTCGCCGGTTGAGGTATATCTCGGCCCCCGCGCACTGGTGCAGGCTATCACTCTGGAGTTCGGCACGTACAAGCAGACTCCGTCACCATTCATGCGTCCGGCTTGGCAGGCAAACAAGCACCAGACGCTTCGCAATGTAGCAAGTTCTCTCGCTGAAGAGATAATGAAGGCTGCTCAGAGATTGGCGCGCAAGGCAGCGAGAGAAGCCGCCAAGATGGGAAAGTGAGAAAGGAGATCCAATGGCTCAGTCCCAAGCACTGCTAGGTTACGGCTCAGTCTTCGAGATACAGAATGAGACGTCGCCTGACGTTTACGTGGCTTTCGCGGAGGTGATATCTATTACTCCGCCTAGCGCCGACGTTGATCAGATCGACGTAACGCACATGTCGTCGCCGAACCGCTACCGCGAGTTCATCGACGGCCTGATCGACGGGGGTGAGATGTCGTTCGACATCAACTTCATTCCCGGCAACACCGACGACGACCGAATCTTCGAACTTCTCGGTCTGCCTATCGGCACTAGTCATGCTCGCAACTGTCGCGTCAGCTTCCCGAACGGCGTCACGTGGACGTTCGTCGGGACACTGACCGGCTACGAGCCTGACGTTCCAGTCGACGACCGCATGACTGCGACGGTGACGTTCAAGGTCAGCGGCTCTATCTCTCGCGGCTCCACGGGTTAATTCTAACAGGAGGAGGAAGGACTATGGCTAATAGAGTGAGAGGCGAAGTTGCCTTCAAGCTTGGAGGCAAGGAGTACACGATGGTGTTCAACCACGGTGCTCTAGTTGAGCTCGAAGACAAGCTCGACATGGGCATCGTGGCCATCACCACCGAGATGCAGAGGTGGTCGAAGGAGCCGCAGAGAGTCAGGCTCAAGTGGGTTGGACTTCTCATGTGGGCCGGGCTGCTGAAGTACCACAAGTTGACGGTCGAGGAGGCAGGTGAGCTGCTCGATACTGCCTCTGCGGAGGGCGTCAATCTCATGGAGATCATCGGCGACTCGATGAGCAAGGCATACGGCGAGACCGAGAAGAAGGATTCGAGTGACGCTCGCCCTACGAACGGCGAGTACAAGAGTGGAAGTGGGACGCAATCATCGCAGAGTTTGTCTCGTACGGATTCCCCGTCGAGAGATTCTGGGATCTCTCTCCACGAGAGCTCAAAATAATCGTTGACGGCCTGAATCTCGCTCAGGACAGAAGATTCAACGAACTGGGATGGCTGGCGTGGCACGTCGCGGCCCTGCAGAGAACTAAGAAGATGCCTAGGCTTCAGAGACTCATGAGAAAGAGAAGTACCACTGGCCCGCAGAGCATCGAGCAGCAGATGCAGGTCATGGCCGACTGGTCTACCAAGTTGGACAAGAGGGCGAAGTTGCTAGGAAAGAGAAAAGATGGCTGAGAATGCAGTCATCGGCGCACTGAGAGTCGTTCTCGGCGCCGACACAGGCCAGCTAGAAGACGGCCTGAAGAAGGGATCTGACAGTCTAAAGAGCTTCGCCCGAGACGCGGCTGCGGTCGCTACTGGCGTGGGTCTAGAGAAGTTTGTCGAGAAGGCTACTGAGGCTTTCACCGGTCTCATAAAGAAGAGCATCGAGACCGCTGATCAGATGAACAAGTTGTCGCAGAAGATCGGCATCTCAGTAGAGAGTCTATCTGGTTTAGTGGTGTCTTCGACGCTGTCAGACCTGAGTGTCGAAGAGCTCGGCAAGAGCATGGGCAAGCTGAACAAGAACATGGTCGCGGCTGCGGCGGGCGGCGTCAGCGAAGCAGCGTCGGCCATTCAGTACCTTGGTCTGTCGGCGAAGCAGCTCGTGGCCGCTGGCCCAGACGTGGCGCTTCAGAAGATCGCCGACAAGTTCGCTGGCATGGCAGACGGTGCGAACAAGAGCGCGGTAGCCATCGCTCTGTTCGGCAGAGCCGGCATCAACCTGATACCTCTCCTTAATCAGGGAGGCAAGGGTATTCAGGAGCTCACTAGAACTGCGCAGGAGCTGGGACTGGTCATCTCCACGCAGACGGCGAAGCAGTCTGAGGGCTTCATGGACAACCTGAAGCTTCTCGGCCTCGCTGTTCAGGGAGTTGGAATGACCGTCATCAAGTACTTCATTCCCAGCATGGAAGACGCGTCTAAGTCGATGGTCAAGTGGGTCGTCGACGGCAAGTTGGTCTCCAGCACTGCCGAGGTGATAGTACGCAGCATCGTATTCGTCACCGACAACCTGAAGATATTCGGCATAGCGATGGCCGTCATATTCGGCGAGACAATAATCAAGTCCATCGCCGCCGTCGGCCTGATGTTCGTTCAGCTGGGAATCTCCATCTTGTCAGCTGCCGCTGCGTCGGTGATCATGGCCGCCAGACTTCTGCTCATGGTGGGCAGCGTCACTCTAGTCGCGGCCGCTGTTCTGGCCCTCACCGGCAATCTGGACAAGTTCCTCAAGGCGGTCGAGGACATGGCTAGTGGTGCCATGCCCGGACTCAAGGACGCAGCGGCGGGGGCCAAGGACGTCCTGAAAGGCATGGGCTTCGACGTCAGTGCTCTCGAGAAGAACATCAAGGACCTTACCGCAAACAGCGGCGAGGCAGAGGCAGCGATCAAGAAGGCTTTCAGCGGAAAGAACTTCGACCCGAACGCCGCCGCCGAGGCAAAGAAGTTCGGCGAGGAGATTCTCAAGATACAGCTGAAGACGAGGGAGCTGAAGGGCGAGTTCGACACCCTCGCCCCCGGCTTCATCGCCGCTGCCGAGAAGCTGAAGCTCATCAAGGACACCGCGGTCGGCTTCAACGTCGCGCTCGTTGCCCTGAATCCGCAGATGACGCAGCTGAACGCTGCTCTGCTTCAGCAGTCGGCTGCTATGATAACTCAGGCGAACCTGACTCCTTGGCAGTCGTTCGAGCAGCAGATGATCAGGATCAATCAGGTCGTCGGGATACAGGGCGGCATCTCTTGGGACACGTGGGCTCGCGCCGCGATGAAGGCCATGGAGCAGTCAGGAGTCTCACTCTCTAAGTTGTCAGACGACATGATCGGCGGATGGCGCGACCTGTTTCAGGCGATGGGCAAGGAGAACGAGCAGTTCTTCAAGATGGGTCAGGCACTGGCCATAGTCATGGCCGTCATCAACACCGCAGAGGGCGTTACCAAGGCTCTCGCGCAAGGTGGCTTCTTCGGAGTCGCGATGGCAGCGGCGGTCGCCGCCAAGGGTCTCGCGCAGATCATCACCATCAAGCAGCAGAAGTTCAGCAAGGCCGCAGCCGGTGGATCCTTCAAGGTGCCCGGTGGCAGCATGGGCGTCGACACCCGGCTCATACCGATGGCCCTCGCCCCCGGCGAGCGCGTTGACGTTACTCCCGCCAGCAAGGCTGGCGAGGGCGGCGACAGGTACATGAATATTCCAGCCATTCGGCCGGACGACTTCTTCAAGGGCGACACGGTCCGTGCTATGGTGACGGCATTTGACCAGTGGATGCGCGACGGTGGCACTGGCATAAGGATGACGAAATGATCTTACGCTCTGCGAACATAGCTGGATCACCGTTTCTTTTGAGTGCGTTCAATCGCACTCTGCCGGTGTTTGGATTCGTCAATGCCATCACTGCACTCAGTGGGTCAGTCGTCTCTGCGACTAGTCCCGCACCAGACGTAGACGCACCGACGGCTCCTCTCAATAATTTGCTGAACCCGCAGACTCATCTTCGCTGGGTGTCTGACGCTCTGTCTACCAACGACTACATACAGATAGACGCTACCATAGACACCACGACTGCACCGACGTCTAACTACGTCGCCTTCGCGTTTCCGGACATGGACGGCTGGACCTTCACTATCTACGGTGCCACGACTGGCTCGCCCTCAGACTTCGTCGAGATATTTGAGGCGCATACTCTCACTAACACTAGAACTCTCATCATGGAGTTTCCTGAGGGTGCTTACTCGACTCTGCGAGTCAAGATGCTGTGCAACAATGGTCCTGTTCGCGGGAAGGCTGCGGTGATGTACGCTGGCAAGTTACTGCGAATGGAGAGAAGCGTGAAGGTCGACGTCGACCACACGCCTATAAATCGCGGACTCAAGACGAACGTTCTGACTGGCTTCAGTGAGAGTGGTAACTTTCTGGGTCGGCTGGTGCGCAACGAGGAGCGAGAGTCTAAGATAGAGTTCTCCAACATAACTCGCGCGTTCTACGTGGCCGACTTCGATACGGCGATGCAGAGCTACGTTGGCCGATATCCGTTCTTCATGGCTTGGGCTCCAGACGACTACGCCGACGAGGTAGGCTACTGCTGGACTATCGCTGATCCGGTGCCGCTGCAGAGTCCGGTGACTAGGCGGTACTCTGTTAATCTTCAGATGAGAGGCATCTGGTGATAACTCACGCACACTACGTCGGGCTGCAAGTTCCGCACTGCTCGCTGACCTACGGCGTACTGCCGTGCAAGGCGCAGCTCACTAGAGTCGACGGCAGCTCACCTAATCTGGTGCAGCTCAACGCTACCTATGCGAAGCGCGGCGCTGGACTGTCGGGTGCAGCCGACAGCAAGCTGCTGACTGGATCGTTCTGGGTTTACCTGAATGATTTAGGACTGCAGAATATCTTCACTGGAACGTTCACTCTAGGTGGGGCCGACACGCGCGTCACGTTGCGCATCAATAACTCGACGCAGCGATTCCAGATGCTCATCACCGACACTGGTGGAACGAACATCCTGAACGTGAGCACGTCGGCGTTGCAGGCAAGCAACCTCTACCATATAATGTTCTCGTTCGACCTGAGTAGCACGTCGAAGCGATGGCTCTACGTAGACGGCGTCAGCGACCTCTCGCTCATCACCGACTACACGAACAGCAACATGGACTTCACGCTGGCTGACTGGGCCATCGGCGCGAATCCTGACGGATCGCGACAGTTCTCTGTTGGTGGGAGAATCGCTGACTTCTGGTTTGCTCCTGGCGTCTACCTCGATCTGTCGGTCTCGGCCAATCGCTCGCTGTTCCGGACAGAGAGCGGCCAGACCGGTCGCCCGGTTGACCTCGGCTCCACCGGCCAGAACCCGACGGGCGCGTCGCCGCTGGTGTGCTTCAGCGACGGCTCGGTGAGCTGGTTCAATAACTTAGGAACAGGTGGCTCTTTCAGTCAGGTGACGGCAGGCAGTCCCGGAGCGGCGGACTCCACGTTCGCTACTGGAACTGATAAGTGTTTTAATAGTCTCGGCACCTGTCAGGACATAGCAGACTTCTCAGACTCGCCGGTGACACTCTTCTTCGGCGAAGACGTTAATCACACTAGAAACTTCGTCTACGAGCAGGGAGACGTACTGTTTCCGTTCATCGAGGACATCAGCTTTCAGTCGGCGATCATCTCGCTCGGAGACGACATGGGGCAGCGCGGCACCCTGAGCGTCAAGTTCCGCGACGCGCCGCACAACGACACCCCGAACACGCAGTTCGACTCCTACAGCTCCGAGCGAACGGCAGAAGATGGATACGACCCTCTGTCGTCTGGCACGTTCTGGGGCAAGTTTCGTGCACGAAATCCCTACATGCGGTTCCAGAACATCTACCTCTATACCACGAGAAAGGACTCTTCATCTGGACAAGACACCGAAGTAGAGAGAAGAACTTATATCATCGACTCAATAAGCGGTCCGGACACGAACGGCGAGGTGGTCATAACCGCCAAGGACATGCTGAAGATAGCCGACGGTGAGGTGGCCAAGGCGCCGACGCAGTCTCCGGGGTTCCTGTCCGCCGACATAACCGCCATCGCCACGTCTGCCACTCTTTCGCCAAGTGGAATAGGCAATAGCTCGTATCCAGCCAGTGGAACGGCCTGCATTGGTGGCAGCGAGGTGGTCACGTTCACCAGAGCCGGTGACGTGCTGACGCTGACTCGCGCGCAGTTCAACACCACTGGAGTGGAGCACAAGGCACAGGATCGCGTTCAGTTAGTCGTGGTCTACACCTCGCAGTCGCCGGACGTCATCATCGCTGACCTGCTGACGAACTACGCCTCAGTAGACGCAGCGTTCATAGACACCGACGCGTGGGCCGCCGAGGTGTCTGCGTATTTGGGTACACTCTACTCCTTCTGCATCACTGAGCCGACTGCGGTGAAGGACCTGATCTCAGAGATCATACTACAGATCGGCGGTGCCATCTGGTGGGACGACGTCAACGAGCAGATACGACTGCAGATTCTTCGCGCGGTGCCGACAGACGCAGAGCAGTGGAACGAGGACAACACGATAAGCGAGACTCTCAAGATAACTGAGCAGGAGACCAAGCGCGTCACCGAGGTCAGCGTCTACTTCGCGCAGTTTAATCCTACGCTGAAGATTGACGAGACTCACAACTATGCGTCGGTGGCCACGGTGAATGACTCTGCCACCGAGAGTCTGGTTGGTGGCAAGAGCATCAAGACCATATTTGCCAGAGGGATACCGTCCGGTGGCAGATCGGTCGCAGAGAGACTGGCGCAGAAGTACTTGAGTCGCTACGTCATTCCACCGAGGCGCTTCACCTTGCAGCTGATGAAGTACTCTGGGCTGCACCCGACGCTAGGTGGTGGATTCATTCTCGGTGGCTCCATCAACGGTGGACCGCCCATGATAGCTTCGTGGCCGTTTCAGGACGAGTTCGGCGACAGAGTTGAGGTGCCGGTGCAGGTCACCAGAGTGAACCCTGTCGGAATGCTGCACGACGTCGAGGCGGAGGAGATGCTGTTCACCGCCTTCGGCGCCGACGTTGACCCGGCCAATCGCACAATCATCTTTGACGTGTCGCGGAAGGACGTGAATCTGAGAACTATCCACGACTCACTTTACGCGACGGCTCAGTCTGGTGACACGATAAACTGCTACGTGAACTCAGGCGTCATCATCGGGTCCTCTAGCACTAGCACGCCAGCGTTCGAGGTCGGACTATTCGACGCTGGCGTGACGGTCAACGTAACCATTCTCGGTCGCGTTCAGGGACGCGGCGGCGACGGAGCCGGTGTCTCAGGAAACCCGCTTCCCAATGGTCAAGCGGGCGGCACGGCACTCTACACGCGACAGGCCATCAACCTGTTCCTCGACAGCGGCTCCGCCGAGGTGTGGGGCGGAGGTGGTGGCGGCGGATCGAGCAGAGGCCCCATCGCTGGCAGAATAGCGGACAACAGCGGTGGTGGCGGTGCCGGCTCCGATCCCGGAGCAGCGGGCGTGGTTCCGACCCAGAGCGAACAAATCTACGCAAATCCCGCGGCGTCCGGCACGACGGAGGCCGGTGGCATTGCTCCGTTCTCTCCCGCAGGTGGCAACGGTGGCGGTCCCGGCCTCGCCGGTCAGAATGCCTCTGGGCTGTCGTCTAACTCAAATGGTGGCGCGGCCGGGACTGCGGTAGACGGCACGAGCTTCATCACCTACACAGGAGCAGGCGACGTCCGCGGCTCGCAGATAAACTGAGGAGGACGACCATGACGTGGCGAACTGCCAAGAGTCTAGACATTCTGCTGCGACAGATAAACGCGCTGTCGCCCAATCGCGACAAGTCGAGCGATGGCTCCATCGGCGACGAGCGACACGCCTCGCGGAGCTCCGACCACAATCCGTGGGTCCACGACGCAGAGGGCAACGGCATAGTGACAGCCCGCGACTTCACCAACGACCCGAAGCACGGTGTCGTGTCAGACCAGATCGCCAAGATGCTCGTAGCCAGCAGGGACGACCGCATCAAGTACGTGATCTCCAACGGAAAGATCGCCAGCGGCTCGGGCCAGTCGCAACCGGCTTGGGTGTGGCGCAAGTACTCCGGCGCGAACCCGCACGACCACCACTGCCACGTCTCGGTGAAGCCCGACAAGGAGCACTACGACGACGACGGACCGTGGCAGCTTGATCTCGCGATACCCCCGGTCGTCGCGAACGCCAAGCCTAGCGTTACCAGTTATCCCGTGCTAAGGGTCGGCGCAACGGGGGAGGACGTAAAGCGTCTTCAGTATCTGCTGGTCGCGGCCGGGTACAGGCTGCGACAGGACGGGGACTTCGGGGCGGGAACGAAGCGTGCGGTCGAGGACTTTCAGTCGAAGCACGAGTTGGTCTCGGACGGAAAAGTTGGACCATACACTTGGAGAGAGTTGGAAGAGTTCGTTTAACCAGAGGAGAGAAGTATGAAGAAGTTACTCTTGGCTGTCTCGCTCGCCGCGGGTCTCGCGGCGTGCGCTACTACTGGCGGAGTCGACAAGCCTGCCGTCGACAACTTCGTCGCGGAGGTTCAGGCGTATGCTCAGCAGGCTTGCGGCCTGCTGCCAGTGGCGTCGAGCGTCATCGAGGTCGCGGGTGCTCTCGCGGGTGCTCCCGGTGTCGGCGTTGCGGTCAGCACCGTTGGCGGTGCCATCTGCAACGGGTTCGTGACGAGGCAGGCCAGCGTCGGCGGAATCGTGACCGTGAACGTGAATACGCCGAAGGGTATCGTCAAGGTCAAGGCCACGAGGGTCAAGCGGTGACGGCCAAGACTACCATAGGCGACGTTATCGCTGTCATATCAAACAACAGCGGCGACGTTGTTGAGGCCATCGATAAGCTCGGTGGCCTCGGCAACGTGCTCAAGGCTTCGCCAGCCTTGTTCCGGATATTCAAGACGATGTCTGATCGTCACGACGATCCTCTAATCGCCTTGGAGAACGTTGAGAAGGTTCTCTACTACAGCGACGCAACGAAGGAGCGCATCAGTGCGTTTCAGAAGAAACACGGGCTGCACGCCGACGGCCTAGTCGGTGATAGAACATGGAGCAAGGTCGAGGAGCTCCTGAAGGGAAAATAATGATCTTGCTATACATCTTCTTCACCGCACTCGTACTCGGAGTGCTCTCACTCATAGGAGGACGCTGATGCCAAAGAAAAAGAAGCTACTACCCAAGAAGGCTGAGCCAGAGGTCTCGGACATGCCGAGCATCGTCAACACGAACACTATCCACAATCTACTGAACGTTGCCATCAGCGTCATGTCCGTGTGGGCATTGTTCGACTGGACACAGTTTGGCTTACCGCAGAACTTGGCCCTGAGACTCATCGCGGCCTGCGGTCTAGTCAAGCTGACGATGAACGCTGCCCGCGACGGGTTGCGAGGGATGGTTGAGCCGCAGCCTCCGGTGTCGCAGAAGTGAGCCTAGAGTCAAATAACAGTAGTCGTTTTCTGCCGGAGACGATGACGCGTTTTCTGATAGACAGGATCTTCTCATTCCTGAAGTACCTGTCGGTCGCGGTTGGTTTCGTCGGCATCGCCTATCTTGGCCAGACTGGCAAGGACGGCGGCTTCATTCGCGATCTCTGGGAGGCGGGTAAGGTCGCTAGTCCGTTCGCTACCATGTTTGCCGTCCTGTTCTTTCTCGACGAGAGGCGCGAGAGGAGGGAGGCACAGAAGCAGTGCAACGAGAGAACAATAAGTTTCGTAGAGTCGACGAACGCTCACTCGTCTAGCTTAGAGGACTTGGTAAAAGCAATTAATCAGCTCGGGGCTCTGATACAGCGAAGAAGGCGCAGGAGCCGATGATCTCTTTACTAGAGTCAGTCAAACACTTCTTGGAGAAGATGCACAGGGAGGTCCCTGTAGACAAGATGCAGCTCGAGGCTGCTCAGGACCGCCTTCATAAGAGAGCAGAAGATCTAAAGGAGGCGACTGACGCCTTGTCGGAGATGATAAAGAGGATGACGGCCGACAGGCGGCAGCAGGATAAGAAGAACAAG